AGCGCAAGCTGTCCGATGGCAACTGGACACACTGGGGGCGGCTTGCCCTGCTCCAGCAGGAGGAAGAAAAGGAGGAGGTGAAGGCGCGGAAGATCATAACCCTGACGAGCCCCATGATGCGGGGAGACGACATCAAAGCCTTGCAAACCGCCCTCAACGCTCTGGGCTACAACGCCGGCGATCCTGACGGCATAGCCGGTAAAAACACCATTGCGGCCATACAGCGGTTTGCACAGGCACACAGTATGACACCGACAGAGCTGCCGGGCATATTACAGGCTACCGTATCCGTGGACGGCAAAATCTATGTAGGCACACTAAAAAAATAAGGAGGAGCACCCATGACCAAGGAATGGATATGGGCAATCGTAACGGGACTGAGCGGCATTTTGCTGGGCTGGATTGCCCACATAAAGACCGCAAGGAAAGACGCGGTTGATGCGGCTACACACGACACCGCCATTGACACCGCGCTTAAATCGGACGTGGACTACATCAAACGCGGCGTGGACGATATAAAACTCGATATACGGGCGCAGGCTACAAAAATCGAGGGCATAGACCGCCGCGTGACGCGGGTGGAGGAAAGCGCGAAAAGCGCCCACCACCGGCTGGACAGGATTGAAGCACACAACAACTAAAGGAGGAAAAAACATGAAACTCTCAAATAAGGCATACGACATTCTCAAGGCAATCGCCCTGATCTGGCTCCCCGCCATAGGCACTCTCTATTTCGCCCTTGCGGGTATTTGGAATCTCCCTTACCCCGAGGAGTTCGTTGGCACCCTCACTGCCGTTGACACGTTCCTCGGCGCGGTGCTGGGCATATCCTCGGCAAACTACAACAAACAGTAGCCCCCGGACGGGATTCCCTTTCAATAGCCCCCGGCAAACGTCGGGGGCAAATCTTGTATAAAGGAGGTGTAGGCTTTTGGAGAAGCGGCCTCTTATTATATGGACAAGACCCTGCTCAATTCCCGCCCCCGGTCAGAGTGGGAAGCACTCATACACGAATGGATACATAACGAAAAAGACCGCTGGCTGATAACCCGCCGCCTTTTAGACGGGGTGCCATACGACGCTCTGACGGGCGGGTACCAGCTTAAATTTGAAATACCCCTTGAATATGACCAGATACGAAGGCGGTGCAAGGCTGCCGAAAAACAACTGATAAAACACTGCCATATGCCCTCGTAGGAATCGGCTTTATGCGCGACAATATAAGCAACAGGAGCGCGCCTGATTACATTTCGGAGGAAAAAAAACTATGGCAGAATACGCATCTCAGGGAGTGGGCACCGCTGGCCTCGTAACCGGCATAATCGGTTCGGCTGGCTGGCTGCTCAACGGCGGCCTTACCGACTTTGGCCTCGGTAGGAACGGCAGGAACGGCGACAGCGACGAAAAGCCCGTATCCCGCTATGAACTGTCGCTTGTGCAGGAGAACGCCATTCTCAAAGCACAGGCGGACATAGACAAGAAGCTCGTTGAGGTTTACAACGCCATCAACGACAAGGCCAACGGCATGCGCGACGCGTTCAACGCTTTCGAGAAAGAACAGCTCGTGTACAACGGCGTAAACACCGCGACAATCGGATGTATGCAGCAGAACATTCAAGCTCTGCTTGCCATGACCAAGATGGTCATACCCAACAGCTCCGTATGCCCCGGCTGGGGTAACGCGACTGTCACGGTAAGCACCGGCACGGCTACGACCTAAAGGGGCGGGCAACTGCCCCTATCTCAGTAAGGAGGAAACATGATTACGCTGCAACGTTTCAAGACCGGCCTTGCCCGGTATGCCGATACCGAGCTCGTGCCGAAGCTGGAAGGCTGGAAGAAGATAGCTTTCGGCGCGGGGGCTTCACTCATGCTGTCAGCCCCGGACGAAAAACTGTTGAAGCTGCTGCATTCCCCCGCAATATCCATGATGGGCATTGTGGACGAGCAGGACAATATAGACATTGACGCTCTGTATAAAGCTGTCGTTCCGCAGTTTGAGAGCAAACAGCGGCTTCCCCTGCCTCTGGTTGGAGATTTTACCTTTGACCGTAGCGACATTGAAACGCTGTACCGCTTCATGACAGACTGAAAATGAGTAAGTTTTTAGAAATGATAGACTGCATCTCGCGCAAAGGCCGGAACATAGACGAAGTTACCGCCGTACTGGATGACGCTATGGGCATAATTAAAGACCGCATGCCCGACCTGTACCACGAAACCATACACCAGCTTGCGGCCATAGCTTACGCCATAACCCCAGAGGAAGCGCGGGACAAGGTACGCTCCATGCGTCCTTACGGCCAGAAGTGGGATTATGATACCGTCAAAGCATTCCTTGCCGCGAAGGGCATCAACAACGACGTATGCAAATACTACCTCTGCATGAATATGGCCTACAACGACTACTATAAGACGGCGGAGAGCGTGGGGAAGGGCGAAGATCCCGAATTCTATTTCAGCATAGCAAGGGACTTTATCAACGACGCAGACGCATCACCGTTCAAGATAGAGAAGTATTTCTCTGCGTAACACATGAATGACATTTGCCCTCGGCGGTTATTCGCCGGGGGTACTTTTATAGGAGGAAAACTAAATGGCAGAAAACACCAACTATGATGAGCTGCTTAAAAAGCTCGGCCTAACCGATGAAGCAGCTATAAAAAAGTGGCAGAAGGAATACGGTCTTGACCAGACCGGCACATGGGGCGCAGCTGAACAGGCGGCATATGACACCTACGGAGCCCTGCCCTATAAGACCGAACAGGCCATAAAGGACTACCAGCTATCCCGTGGCATAGAGGATACAGGCGCATGGGACGACGCTACTAAGCTTGCCTATCGCGGCGACCTTGCGGCCCAGGGCAGCGTGAATGATTGGTCCGACCTTGCGAACATGGTGCTGTCCGGGTACAACCTCCCCACCACGGACAAGGACGAAATCAAATCCTACGTTGAATCCTACCTTCGCACCGCATACGACCAGTCCATAGAAAACAGGCGCAAGCAGACCGAAGCAGACAGAGCCATGATAGACCTCGACGCCTATTCTCGCGGCATGGGCGGCAGCACATGGGTAACTGACGCAAAACAGCGTTTGCAGGATTCCGAAGCGGACGACATAGCCAAAATGGAAGCCAACTATCAGGCGGGGCTAAATGAAGCTGTGCTTAACCAGTACAATCAGGCAGTAGCGCAGGGCCTTGCAGCGCAGAACAACGCATACGACCTTGCCAAAGACCTGTATTCGATGGGCCAGAACGCAAAAGCCGGTGTTGGCAGCATGGCCGGTTCCGGCGGCGGCGGTGGTGGCGGCGGTTATTCCTACAGAAGCGGCAAGAAGAAATCTTCCGGCAGCCGTGGTAGCGATTCTTCTGATGACAACGATTTATACATCTACGACAGCACCAACGTCAAGAACCGAAAAGGCAGTCTGAACTTTGCGAATAAGGATAACCGTGATGCTTATTATGCAAGCAACGGCTATACCCCTTATTACGCCAAGGAGGGAACGCCGAAGACAACTTCGAGTAGCAATAAGAAGACAAATACTACCAAGAGCACCGATACGAGCAAGAGCAACCGACGCATGTCCGGCCAGACTATGTAAAGAAGGTATAACATGGGTAAATATGATTCGCAACTCAAGAATTACTACGAAAAGCAAACCTCTGGTAAGGCCGACCTTGGCCTTTATCAGAAGCAGAATAAGGATGGTTCCGTTTCTGCTTCCAAAGAGGTGCAGGACCGTGCGGTTGCCAACCGTCATATATACGCGGAGATAGCCCCTACCCTTGCCAACTCCACCAACAAGGCCGGATATGCTTCATGGATGAAGCCCAACAACGATGTATACTTCGGCTCTCAAACATTTGACGGAGATGCTTTTAATGCGGCACGCTCGGACTTCATGGATAACTTCATGCTGAACACCAAGACCGCAAATAAGAATGCCAATCACCCGAAGTACGGGTACGACTGGAACGATCCAGAAGATGTGCAGCGGTATGAGCAGGGAAAGATATCCAAAAAATATGAGGGAACATACACCGACGATCCCTTTGACCAGTTCCTCAAGGCATACGGACAGGCTTCTTCGGGATACTTTACAAAAACATATTATCCCAAGGCATACAGCAAGGTAATTGCCGATCGCGCCGCGCAGCAGCGCATAAAGGATTTTAGGAAGGCCGTCGCTAATGAGACATGGAGCACCGCCAGCGACCCCATGAACATTACCGGGGACGACATAGCGGCGGCGGCACAGAGAATACAGCTATCCAATCCCATCTATAAGGATATTGAACTGTACAACCCGAAAGACAGTGATTCCAGTTATGACAGCTACCTTTCCCCCGCTCTTGCCGAGCAGGCAGCACAGGCGGAGGAGCATAAAGACCGCACCGGGAAACTCAGCCTTGACGATGTAATGAGCGATATCGCCAGATACCAGAATCGTGAAAACGTAACGGCTCAGAAGGTGCAGGAGCAGGAAGAAACCGTCAAAACGCAAAACATCATAAACACCGCAATAGCCGACAGCGGCTACTCCGTCGAGATAGACAAGCGCGTCGGCCTTGCGCGTGACAGTAAGCTCAACGAGTACAATAACAATAAGCAAAAAAAGCAGGCGGCCTCTGACAGCGCGATAGCAGCCATGCGTGAGGCCGGGTATTCCAATCAGGATATTCAAAAAGCCATACGGCAGGATGGCAGACTTTCCTATTCTGAAAGCACCGAAGGCAAGGCCAACGAAGCAGAACGCATAGCAAGGCGTGACAGCTCTGATGCCACAAGCGCAAAGATACTGAACGGCATGGACAGTTTCACGCAGGGCGCAGTAGATAAAGCTAAAAAGCTTGGCAACATGGGGACATCATCACAGAAGGGCTTTTCGCCTATTTCCATGATGGAAGATTACGGCTTGTCCGAACAGGAAACGCGGGCGGTAAACAGCTACATTGACACCGCTACCGCCGTGCTTGAAGCGCAGGGATACGAACCGCTTGAAATTGATAATGCGTTACGCCGGGCGGACTTGGGCGAGTACATACCCAAGGAACGCGCCCGCGTAAACTACTCGACGTATACTCTGAAAGAATGCGGCCTCACTGACGAGCAGATTCAGCAGGTGCTTGCGACATACACCGAAGAGGACTGGAAGAACACCGACAAGGATATGCTGGCAAGCGATTATGTGGAAAACAGCACGGCGGATCAGCTTGCAAATTCCATAATCTCCATGCCCATACGTGCGGCGCTGTCTATCGCCTGCGGTGCGGTTGGTTTGGTTGATATGGGTGCGGCTACCATTTCGGGGCGCACAGAACTTTGGAAATTCACTGACGAGCTTCAGGATATGTCGGCATGGTGGACGCAGTTTTCCCACGACAGGAACCACAAGGTAATATCTACCGCTGCCGATGTCGGTGCTGAAATAATGCGTATGCGTGCAACCGCACTCATAGGCTCTGCACTTACCCCCGCCGCAACGACCACATCCAGCAGCGCGGCGGGCACTGACTTTCTTTTCAATTTCATGCAAAAGAACGCAAGCCGCATGCCTTTTGTAGCAAGTTCCATAGGCAACTACTACCTTGAGGCTGTAAACGGCGGCGCTGCACCCCGAATGGCGGCCTTGTATGCTATCCCCGCCGGCGCGCTGGAGGGCTACCTTGAATCTCTTGAAATGGGCGAGGTATTGCAGCATTCTTTCGGCATGAACATTGTAGGCAAGAAGATCGCGGCAAGCGGGCTTTCCGCCAACTTCAAGCAGTTTGCAATAACAAAGGGTATGCCCTTTGTCAACTTCGCATTGGGCACTATCGGTGAAGGTCTTGAAGAAGCCGCGTCCTACTACGGCTCGTCAATCGCGAGAATGGCTACATGGGATAAGGGATATGAAATGGACTTCTCCGAAATGTGGGACAATGCTAAAGGCGGTTTGCTCATAGGCGGCATAATGAACGGCCTGTCTATGGGGGCGCATACGCAATCCTACAAATACGCATCGGAGATATACAAGGGCACTGGCGGCAACTATGCGGCTTACCTTGATAGTTTCATGTCTGCTATGCACATGGAGAATATGAATGATGTGCAGCGGCAAGCTCTCATTGACAAGTATAACAGCGGCGAGATCAACGTTTCCCGCGACGCTGCCATTAACGCAGGAGTTGAGATACAGACCAATGCCGAAGTCATAGCGGCAAGGAAACAGGCCGTTGAATCCGCAGAAAACGATGCTGCCGTTAAGGTGGAGAACGCCAACAATAAAGTCACTCAGGCCGAACAGCGGCTTGCAGGTATTGACGATCCCGACCCAGTAAAGAAGGGCAAAAAGATTGCACAGGCATCTCGGGAACTGTCCGCAGCAAAGGCAGCAGCGAGCCAAACGGCGAGCGAGGGGCAGAAGAAGGTAGACACCGCGACGGCGGACTACAAGTCCGAAGCGGCAAAGGCCAAGCGCAAGAATGCCGCCAATCAGCAGCTGGTTGACGAATACCACGCGTCAAAATATTGCAGCGATTTGGAACGCGACACGGCAAACGCCCTAAACGCCGTTGTAAGCCCCGATACCATTCAGCCTACCGCCAATACCAATGTGGATGCAAATACGGCTCAGAACGGTATTGATAACATTAAAAACGGTGTTGTGCAAGACACCACCGAAGTTAACGCACAGGACGCCGACCCGGTTTATCTCGCGGCGGTTGATAATCGTATTGTTAAAGCTGTTGAGGCAAACAGACGCGGCGAATTAGGATACATGAAGCCCATCATCATGGACGACGTAACACCGGACTTGGCGAGCCGTGTAATCGAGCTTACTGGCCTAGATGTCTCTGGTTATAAGCACGGGATACAGAAAGATGGTATAGATCATATCGAAAAAAGGCACGGCGAAAAAGGCACGGCAGATACAAGCATGGCAAACGCCGAAGATATTGGCAGGATTCAATATGTGCTGAACAATTTCGATTCAGTTGAAATCGCACGCAAGCAGAACGGCAAACCTGTATACAGCAAAAAATACCATAACAAAGACGGAAGCCGTGCGCCAGTGTTGCAATTCACTAAAAGGGTAGATGGTCACTTTTATGTTTCTGAAGCTATTCCGGACGCAGCAGCAAATACCTTATGGGTTACAAGTGCCTACATAGTTCCAAATAAAAAAGGAGCTTACCAAGTGCCTGATGCCAGTGCACTGACCCCAGACTTACGTCCGAATACTGAGCTTGGATTCACTCCTGATAATAGTATATCCAATCCCGGTGAAAATATCAACCCCCAGTTCAAAGACCTTGGTGCAAATACGCCTACGCCCGCCGAATTGAAACAGTCGAAGGTGTACACCAACACTTATGACAAGTGGCTTACCGATGCGGAAAAGGCGGCTGACAGCGCAGAAAATTCCGTGTATGCCGTATCCAAGGAATCTGACAGTATCGCCATGGCGAAAGAAAGAGTTCGCGGCTCCATAGACAGAACCGGCGGCATAGACGAGGCTATTCATGAACTTGACCATGGCTCATGGGACGCGCCTGACGTTGATACCGCTATGCTTATAGGCGAGACGCTACGGGCGGAGGCGGCAGAAACGGGAGACTATACGAAACTTAATGAATGGAAGCAGGAAATCCAGCGGCACATGACAGAAAGCGGCCAGGCCATACAGGCCCTTGCGAAGTGGACACGCGATAGTTCTATTGGTGCTGAAACAGCCCTTGATAAGGCCGTTGCCGACATCAACAAGCAGAACCAGAAGCGTATAGACAAAGGTAAGATGGCTCCCATTGAGGTCAACCCGGAACTGCTGGCAGAGTTGAACAACACGCAGACCCGAGCAGAACGTGATGCCGTCATGAACAAGATTGCTGCCGACATAGGTTCAAAGATGCCAGCTGGCATATTGGATAAAATCAAGGCGTGGCGCTATCTTTCCATGCTGGGCAATCCACGAACAGTTCTCCGCAATCTCATAGGCAATGAGATAATGTCCGATGTTCTTTGGACTTCTAAAGATGCTGTTGGTGCGGCCCTTGAAAAGGTAATGGGTGTTGAACAGTCTCAGCGAACAAAAGCATTGGCTTTTGGCGACGCTTATAAGGCGAACAAGGCGTATGCCGCAACTACCCTTGACGATGCCCGCACTGCCCTTGAAGATAGTTCAAGGTACGACACAAAGAGCGGCATCGAACGGGCGATAGATGAGAATCGGCAGATATTCAAATTTAAGCCTGTTGAGAAGTGGCGTGAGGCTACGAATTGGGCATTAAGTAAGGGCGACACCGTATTTCTTGAAAAGCAGTACAAGCGTTCCTTTGCACAGATTATGACAGCACGAGGCTACACCCCTGACACCATGACGGCAAAGCAGCGCTCAGAGTGCATGAGCTACGCTATTAACGAGGCAAAACGCTCCACCTTCCACGATGCAAGCACAGTTGCAGAATTCTTTAATAAACTTGAAAACCACAACAAATTTTCCCGCGTGGTTGTAGGCGGCGCCGTCCCGTTCAAGAAAACCCCCGTCAACGTGTTAAAACGTGGCGTTGACTTTTCTCCTATCGGTTTGATACAAGGGACCGGGCAGATGCTCACCGATGTTAAGGCAGGAAAGATGGACGCTTCGACAGCCATTGACAAAATGTCCTCTGGCCTTGTAGGTTCGTCGCTTTTGGCTCTCGGCTGCTTCCTCGCAAAGTCTGGCGTAATTACAGGCAGAAATGATGACGAGGATAAATACTATAAGTCTGACCTTGGATATCAGGAATATGCGCTCAATCTCGGGGATGGAGTATCGTTTACCATAGACTGGACAGCTCCTGCATCTATTCCGTTGTTCATGGGAGTTGAACTCTATAATATCGTGGACAAAACAAACGGCGGAGAAATAAATAACTTAGGTGATGTTTTTGAAGCTGTTGGAGGGTCACTGCTGTCTATCAGCGACCCGCTGCTTGAGCTTACGATGCTACAGGGCTTGCAGGATTCTCTTAACAACGCATACGTAAAGAACGAGACCACAGGCGACAGCGAGTTTAGCCCCATGCGTTTTCTCTCAAATGCCGGTATAAGCTTTGCAAGCCAGTTTACGCCTTCCATTGGCGGTCAGATTGCGAGGACGATAGACCCGGTGCGCCGCGATACCGTAGGCGACCCCACTTCCGAGCTCGGTAAGGATTTGGATAAAGTAACAAATAAAATGCAGGCGAAGATACCCGGCCTTGCCAGTGACTTGCAGCCCTATATTAACGTGTGGGGCGAACAGGAGATAAACGAGCATAGCTGGCCTGTCCGTCTGTTAGAGCAGACCATACTGCCCGGCTACCTTGACGAGGTTGATATGACCCCTGTTGATGTGGAGCTGACCCGCCTGTATTCCGTCACGCAGGACCCCTCTGTCGTTCCGTCGAACTATCCATATCGCACTCTGAAGAGCGGAGATGAGCGATACGTCCTTACCGCAGACGAGTACACCGAATTCAAGATCGAAAACGGCAGGGCCATGTATGCGGCCGCAGAGGACGCTATTAACAGCTCGCAGTATTCCCGCATGAGCGACGATGAAAAAGCATCCTACGTTGCTAAAGCAATCAGGGACGCACAAGATGACATACTGAAAAGGTACAAGAAAAAGTACCTCGGCAAATAACACGATAGCCCCCTTACCGGGGGCTATTTTTTATTGCCTTGTTATACGCCTTGATTTCCAGTGCTTCTTCAACCACAGTTTCAATTACCCGGTTGCGGTATGTGTAGTATGTCTGCACCCGCTCTATGTGCAGTGCCGCCATTATCTCGTCGCGCACGGCTCCGGCCCGCGCTTTGCTCACCGGACGGCCAGTCAGGCCGAAACCAAACTCCATGAAATAAGCCAGGCCTTTGTCCTCGTGCGTATATGCACACCAGACGTTCTCAATAGCTTTGATCCACAGATCATCTTCCTCATTTATGGCTTTTGCCCTTGCCGTTGCCAGCCTTATGCCGCCAGATTCCGTTTTGCTGGTGCTAACACTGTGCTTGACCGGGGTGTTATCCCCGCTGCCGTATGCGGCGTATACTGCATCGTCCATAATCTCTTGCCTTGTCTTAGCTCCACGCGCCTTGACCTTCTGGTAGTTGTATAGGTACCACTCTGCCTTCTTGTGCATTTTGCCCATTTGAATCGCCTCCCAGCTTTTCACGCGTAGCTGCCGCTACAAAGTCGGTTCGGCTCAAATAAAGGCCCTCGGTTATCAATCCGTCAATCCGTTCCGCCAACGCTATAGGTATCTTCACCATAGCAGAAGTCGGTTTGCGTTTCTTTTCTGCCGCGTCTATGCCGAAACATAAACGCAGTATATCAGGCGGGTATATCTTTTCGGCGGGCACATCGTAGTATGTCATAGCCTTGACCAGTTCGCACTTATTCAGCACCGCCCGTCCGCTCTCCATCATGCTGTACACGCCCTGGCTCATGTCAAGCGCAGCCGCCGCTTCTGCTTGCGTCCTATTCCCCCGGAGCTTCTTCAGGTTGTTTTTTATCATTAGTTTCCTCCTTCTCCATTTTCGCCCTGTCTAATACGCAACCCGAGAGCCATATTCTAAGTAGTGTCTTTGCATCTTCTCGCTCTATATGTTCTTTATATTTTTTATATTCTTTAAACATTGTTTTCTCCCATCATATAAGCTCCGCAGTTGGGGCAGTAGTTTTCTCCAGTAGGATTGTGCGCTACCGAATAACCGCATACAGAGCAAGTCCATTCATGGAAAGTCCGTCCCCAATCATCGTCTTCTATTTCTGAGTGTACCCACTTTCCATACCGCACCGGGGCATAATCCACCATGTCTTCATACGGACAAGGCCCTTCGCTACAATACTCACCGGTCTTTTCGCATATCCCAGCGTGTTGTTCGTGTGTGCAAAACTTAGTCATCGGTTTCCTCCTTATCCATTTTCGCCCCGCAGTTGGGGCAGTAGTTTTCTGCTATGGCTGTTCTCCTTCTGCACTCTGAACATCTGTATGTTTTTCTAAAAACAGAAATATCGCCGCTATGTGTAGGTTTCCAATACGAGCTATCAACACTTATCCACCGTCCTTGTACTACCTCGGCAAAATCTCTCATGTCTTCATACGGGCAAGCCCCTTCATTGCAATAGCTGCCGGTCTTTTCGCATATCCCAGCGTGTTGTTCGTATACACAAAACTTAGGCATTATCTCTCCTTTCGCCCCAGCTACAAAAATCATTATCCGTCTCCCATGTGTGCTGCTCTCCGTACTCGCAGCCATAACGCATGGCACAATCCTCCGTATCCCAATACATGGCACAACCCTCCGTACCCCGGCGAATGCAATCTTCGCACCGCACCACCTCCACTACATCGGCGGCAGGAATTTGCTCGATGTATTGCGTCGGCTCAAGCCCCTTCGCCCATGCGTGTCTTACTGCCAATATCACTTCTTCGCGGTCTATATACTCTTTACTCATTTGTTTCCTCCAGCTCGCTTACACAATCGAAAATGCCCAAAATCTGTTGGAGCAATTCAATCTGCCCGTTTCTGTGACCATAGCGATACCCAGTTGTATACGTTTCGGCCGTGTCTCCACTGTTCTTGTCTTTTTCAGCAACGAGCGACTGATACTTGGCTCTCAAATCTTCAAGTTCCGTTGTATCCATAACCAAAGCAACATCGTCTGCAACCCTGTTAATGGCATTTTCTATCTCTTGATATTCCGAGGGATATAACTCCACTGCATCGCAAGCAGCTTCTATCGCCTCGCTTTTGGTTATATATTCTTTACTCATCGTTTCTCCGTCCTTTCTGCATTCAGCCAGTTTTCCAGCATTTTCCGGCATTCGCTGGGATACAATTCGCCGAGTATTTTCGCCATTTCTATGCATTCATCAACCACCGGGCATAGCGAGCAATTCATTCTTTTGACAAGTTTAGCCGCCAGCCATTCAGCGGATTGAGTCTTTAAGTATTCAAGGTTGGTCATTTTTTCCTCACTTCCCGCGTATGCTCGCCCTCATTTTAAGATTTTCATCTTCGGCTATTTCTACCGCCCATTCAAGGGCGGCTACAATAGCGCCTTTTTCGCTTAATTCTTCCCACGGGCGATTATGTTGTTCCGCCCATTTTAGCCGCCTTCGTGCCGCCTCTAACTGTTCTCGCAGTATGTCACAGCGCGTCTCCGGCCACATTATCGCGGTGTATTTCACTGGTTCCATCTCCCCTCCGCTCACCTTGAGCACAGTAAAACATTTCATCAACGTCATTTTGATCGTCATTAAACCACGGCTGATCGCAGATACCCCAATCCGGCGCACTGCCATTAGTCAGCTCCGCTATGCAAGGGTGATAGTGTACGCAGTTTTTACATCGTACTACCACGTCGGCGGCAGGAAATTTCATTAACTCTTTTGCCACTACTTGCGCTCCTTTGAGAAACGCTATTGATTCGGGCGTATTGTCTTTTTGTTTTCTCAATGTGGATAGCGTCTTACAAAGTGCTTCTACAAAAGCATCAACGTTTACATATTTACTCATTGTTTCTCCTTTCTCGGTCGGTATGTAAACTCACATACTTACATTTGGTATCGCTAATCTGTCCAAAAGATTGTAAAAGCAGTTTTCGCAGAGGTAGCACAAAAGTTTAGGCGAATTGCTACTGCGCTGCGACGTGTATAATGGGCGCATATACGCCTTACGTTGCCGCTCACCGCAAACTGCGCATCTCGTATACCATAGATGGCTCATTTGTTCTCCATCCTTTCTACGTTACTCTTCAATGCCTTTTCAGCTTCTTCGCGGACTGCAACCATGTCAACATACTCTTGCGGGTTATGCGCTTTTACATGTGGGTCGATAAATTTTTTAGCACCCTCAAGCAGTGCTTCTATAATTATGTCTTTATTTGTCTTGCAGCCGCACCTGGCAAAGCAATAATATTTGTCGCCGATTTTTACAGGCATAATACGTCCTCCTTTGGTGGCTCAGGCAGCGAACTGGCCGGACACATTGTACATGGTTTCCCGTCCCCACTCGATGGTGGATTATATAGGCATAAATCGCATGGTGTTTTCGGTTTATGATGTCTCATTTTGTCTGAATAGCACAGCGGGCAAGCCTTGCAACGCTCAATAGGCTCATCATCGTCTGGGCCATAGATTAGATACGCACATTCATCATCACCACCATCCGGTCGATAGCATGGTGGTATAAATTCTTCCCTTTGCCCACGGAGGGCGGCGATTGTAAATTCAACTGCTTCTCGTTGTTCTTCTAAGGCTTTTTTACAGTCTCCGTCGCTACTATATAGTAGGTCATCAATTTCCGAATTGAACAGTTCCCAATATTCAATAGCTTCTTCATATGTCATTCCTCGTTACCGCCTTTCAACATCAGTTCTGCCAAGTCACAAGCCGCCAGATATGTCTTTTCGTGGATTGTTCCGGCGTGTACTTTTTTAACCCGCTCCTTAAATGCCGCCATATCCGAAAACCAACACCCGGCGCGGACAAACATATTGCCGTTTTCATCTATGTAAAAATAGGCTTTTCGGTTTTTACTGCCTATCCTATCCACAGCGACATAGCGGCCATTTTTCACTGTGTCGTTTTCGTAGCTGCACCCCTCACCAAAGCTGCACCCCTCGCTAAAGTTGCACCCCTCGCCAAAACTTTTCATTGCAGTATAATCCCCAGCAGGGCATATCTTGTGGCCATACTCATCTACTTCAAAGTTGTCAAAATCCGCTTGCGTGTACTTTTTCATTGCTCTACCCTTTCCCTTATTCTTTCTTCCAACAGCAGTTTCACCGCCTTGCAAAGCCACCACACCAGATTGTTTTGCCACATGTCCCGGTGGGTTTGCGTCTGTATCATGCCATGTTCCGCAACCTCGGCGCACTCTATCATTTGTTCTCGCCGGGTTATTCTGGCACCTCAACACATCGCACCAAACAATGGATAATAATATCCCTTTCCCTTATCTGCCGTTCCAACATTTTTATTTGCTGCCCGTAATCCTCCTGCGTTCTTTGTTTTTCCTTGACGTAAAGCTCAACCGCCCTTTTTGCTTCTTCTTTGTAGTCGTGGCAAAGTTCGGTATTGCCGAACATCTCAATGTACTCTCTTACAGTCGCTTCCCTACAACAATTTTCCATCTTTTATATCTCCTTTCCAGCAGCCTACAACAAGGTTGCTTACGCCCTGTATGGGTAAATCCTTTAGTATCTGCCGCAGTCGGCAATTATGTTTCGCGCCGTCACAGGTAAAGCACTCGGTTTTGGTGGCGTACTCTGCAAGATCGGCCAGATCGTCATAGCTCGTTACCCAGTAATTCTTGTCCCGGCCCGCTGCGGATTTAATGCCTATGCGGATTTCGGTTAGGTCGAGTTGTCGCTTGACGGTCAACAGCTGCTCTACAGGCACGGTATCCAGCAGCCTTGTGATAACACTTGCTATCCTGCTCTGCGCTATGCGGTAGTCCCGCCAGCATCCGGGTACGCGCTGACATAGCCTCTGATATCCTCCGGAAAACTTGTCGAGAATATTATCCAGCGCGAACAGTGCAGCGAACAATTCCCGCTCTTCAGCAGTCATTCTCTTTCGTTCCGTTGATTGCATTGATCCGATCCTCCAATCTGTCCATCTTGTCGTGCGTCCAGTCAGACCAGTCGCCGAAGATTATCTTTAACTGACCAAGCATGATTTCCACGTCGGCACATTCTTCCCTGATGTTGTCCATAGTTTCCCATGGAATCTTCATCATACCCAGCCCCTTGTTCAGTGCGACAAGCAATTCGCTCAATTCTTCTGCGGCCTTTATCGTCTGATGCACATAACCATAAGTTTTAACGGCCTTTTCCAATACCTCTACTTTGTACTCCACTTAAAATTTCCTCCTTGCGTACTCAGCAAGAAATGCTTCCGCTGGCATGGTCACAAGCCATTCTTCACGGCTTCGCCTATGAAATACTGCGGGAATTAACCCTTCTTTTGCATCGCGCTTAGCCTGCTCCATCCACTCATGTATCTTGGTTGTCTCGCAGCGTTTGCACTCCACGTGGATGCCAGGTAAACCGATAACATCTGATGCATCACCGCTCTGCCCGCAAAACTGAGATGTGCGCCTTGCGTCAGTAAATCCATGCGCTCTGAATAATGCCGCAAGTTCGCGCTCTCCCGCTTTACCTTTATCTCGCTGTGACTTGCCCATATTGTTTCTCCTTTTTAGGTTGTGTCATGGCTCTTTCAACCTCCCATCCATGGCGTAATCTATCCCTGAGAGTTCCCGACAGCCAACCTATCTTCCTTTCCCATTCTGCAATAGTGTGAATTTCTCCATCGTATTCAATGAGTTTGTTGGTTCTTTTGTTGTTCGCTTGCACAATATTGTTTACCAACCGACAATTATCGGGGGAATAACCCTTGTTATTATCGATTCGGTCTATTGTAAGCCCTTCTGTGTACCCATTGTTTATTGCCCACTTCTTGAAGGCACTATAATCTTTTTCCCATTCAGTACAAACAGTAATCCCACGGTTTTTATAATTTTTAAAGTGTGAACCTTTGTCACTTTTGCATCTGTCATGCATTCCCCGCCACATTTTATACAGCTTTGTGCCTGTGTCTCCATGCGACCTATGCACACTGCTTGATATTTCACGTGCGAGACAACCGCATGACTTGGTACTTCCTTTTCTAAGCAACGCACCTCTCTTGTGGCATATCATTCCGCAGTCACACTTACACTCCCACACAACACTTCCGTATTTGTCTCTGGCACTCGGTCTTATTACAACTAATCTTCCAAATCTTTTGCCTGTTAAATCTATTACGTGATTAGCCATTTGCAAACCCGCCCTTCTTTCCGGGGTCTATTCCGATGTAAATCACTTCTCCCCCTCCATTTCCGCAGCACAGCCGGGGCAATAGTGCAGGCCCGTTTTGTTGCCGTGCTTGTAGTAGGCGTTACGGCTCCGCTTCTCATAGCGGCCACAAACAGCGCAGAAAACTTGCACCTTGTTCCGGCCCTGATACCGCTTGTCTAATATCCAACGGCTTGTTTGAGGCCGTATAACGTGAGCCGGGGGTATGTCGTGTACTGCGGATATTACCTCGTCGTCCACGTCATAAAGGTTCAGCACGTTATCCACATCTTTTATCTCTACATACATATTTGTTCGCCCTCTCCTATCGCATCGAAATCTATCTCGTGTTCGTAAAACCTGAAGTGTTCGCCGTCCCACAAGAGGCTGCATTCGCCGGTCCGCCCGTTGCGGTTCTTGGCTATAATCACGGTTGCTTCCTTCTCGTCCTTGCTGGTGTCATAAACCGCCGGGCGGTAGAGAAAAAGCACCTCATCCGCGTCCTGCTCTATGGCTCCTGATTCGCGAAGATCGGACAGCATGGGCCGGTGATCGCTGCGCTGCTCGGGGTTGCGGGAAAGCTGGCTCAGTATCAGTACAGGCACATTCAGTTCCCTTGCCATCAGCTTCACGCTCCGGCTGATCTCCGATACTTCCGTTACTCTATCACGGGTTTTCCCCCGGCCCTGTATTAAGCCCAGATAGTCTATCACCACCAGATCAAGGGCTTTTTCTTGCTGTCGTATGGCATAGCAACGAGCCTTCATTCTGTCCACGGTCAGCGCATCGTCTATGACATACAGCTTAGTTTTGCTTAACGTGTCCGCAGTTTCAGCCGCTAAAGTTACCTGCTTCGGATCACCTGACTGTGCGTCAATGTCGCTGTACAATGCAGTGCTCATAACCGCTCTCCTGATGATGTCCTCCTCGTTCATTTCGAGGCTGAACGCCGCCACCACCCTATCTTGCATGGCCACATTTACGGCTATATTCATTCCGAATGAGGTCTTGCCCATAGAGGGGCGGGCTCCGATTACAGTCATATGTCCCGGCTTCAGTCCCCTCAGTTTAGTATCCAGCGCCAGGAATCCCGTCTTGAGGCCGCTGTCCTTAGCGCCTATGCTCAACACCGCAGAAAGGAACTTATCTCCTACCGGGGCTACTGTGCCGCTGCCTATAGCCTTTACTCCGTCAATGACGCTTTGGGCATCGGAGATATAGTCAGAATCCGCACCGGTTTTAATGTCGTCAAGTACCCGCTGCAATCCGGCCACGAGATGCCGTTGGCCAGAAGCAGCCATAACGCCATTGATGTAATATGCGGCATTAGCACCAGAGGGGACGGCAAGGGACAGTTTGGTGATATAGGTTATCCCACCTGCCGTTTGTAAATCAGTCCCCAGCGCATCCATCAGCGTAATGTTATCGCACGGCGTACCGTCGTGAAACATCTTTTGCATGGTGCTGAAAATGATTTGATTTTCTATTTCCCCGAAATCCTCAACACGCAGGCAACCGCAGCCCTTTTCAAAGGCTTCACGGCTTATCAGCATCGAGCCTAGTAACGCTCTTTCCAGTTCTGTCGAAGTATTCACGCAAGACTTCACGCCGTTTATCCTCCATTTCCTCCGCCTGCTTCAGTGTTTTGATAGCTTCCCGTGTTTGCTCCGCCATCTTTTGGTGGTAGTCCCTCTGTTCTTCCGGCGGCGGGGGTTGGACTGCTGACGATTCCGCCGTTCTCCTTTTGTTCTCCCAAGTCCTCACAGCAGCTTTCCAATCTACCATCTTGTTTTTCCCTACCATCCATCCCTTTGAAGCGTAGAAGTCATACCACTCATCCGGGTCTATACCGTTCGCTCTATCCTTGCAGTAGGCTCTAACCTCGTCTATGTCTGGCGGTGTGAAGGGCTTTGCCCTCTCACGCTTCCCCCCCCTGGGGGGTATAGGGGGGTTATTGTTTATATCTGTGTTTATATATGTGTTTATATATGGTATTGGTGAATCCCTTTTAGGCTCTTCCATTGTCCTATTTTGGGCTTTTGGAGCAATCCCATTTTGGAGCATCGAATAACCCTTTTCGGTCAGTGCATACCAGAGGGTTCTGTCAAAGGGCTTGCTGTTGTAGCAGCCTGTCTTTAACAGCCCTTCGTCAATCAGTTTCTGGAGTGCAGCCTTGAATTGTTTCTCTCCCATGTAGGGAAACAAAGTTCTCCACGCCGCCTTAGTGTTGTAAGTCCAGTAACAGCCGTCATAATAGTTCTCTTCGTTTGCCTCGTTCTTTTTAATCCAGAACGCGATGTTGTTAAAGATTATGGCGGCGTTTACGCCCACAAGGGCAGCAACGTCCGTATCGAACGAGTGATACATTTCTTACCTCCATCAATCAAACGGCCAATCGTCGTCCGTTATCTCCTTGAATCCTGAAATGTCCGTAGGGGGCTGCTGTTCTGCGAACCTGCGATGGATTGTAGAAAGGTCGGCTGTCACAAAATCCGCCTCAAGGAACCATCTCTTGTTTCCGTCCTTGCCCTCATAGTTACTAAGCGTACCCGACACTATGACATAATCGCCCTTTTGCAACCCGCGCCATGCGTCCACTGCGGCAAACAGCGCGTCGACATTGATTACGCCCTCCTTGTCGTAGGCTATCGCTGTGCGCATCTTGGGATACCCCTTGGAACCGAAGGTTGAAAACTCCGGGTCGCGCACCAGCTTGCCAACATACAACCTTTTTAAACCGTCTTTAATTACCATCGTGTGTATACCTTTCCTTAGCTGAGCTTAATTGTTACCTTTTCGGGCTCGTCGCCCTTAACGTCCTTGATTTCTTCGACGGTCTGTAGGCCTAACAGCACTTCCGGGCAGAATGTCCTTGCAAAGAAAGCCGCCGCACGATAGCGCATCATCTGATGCCGCAAATCCGTTTTCCACTTTGAACCAGCCTTGTCCAGCCAGCCTTCATCTTTCGCAAGTTGCATAGTTATTGCCGGAGAGCAGCACACCTCGCCATCAACTAACCGTGTTGCCATAGCGTAGCAGCCTCCTCCGCCTTCTTCTACGTCAACAAACTTCAATGGGGTAAATCTGCCGCAGCTATTTACAGCAGCTATACAGAACTGTCCGCTCCATGCGGGTTTCCCTTTTACGATATATAAATTTTGTGCAACAAGGCTCAATGAGCACCCCATGCGACTTGCAATGTCCATAGCTATGAGCACATTCTCCGGCTTGCCCTTGTACGCTTCTGGCATTAAGTCTGAACGAGAAAGTATACTTGCCGTTTTATACGCCTTATTCATGGCGTTACTGTCGAGGTAGTTGATTGTGGTAGAGAGCGCGCTCTGAGGCTCTACGGCCGCAATGTCAGTTGTTGGCTGCTGCTCTATTCTTACTTCTTCCATTACTTTTTCTTCCTCTCTTTCCTCTCAAAAATCTTGTGTATGACGTAACACGCTCGGAAAATTGTGTCATCTATAGGCATCTCAATCAGCTTATACGTGCCGTCTTTGCGCAGATGCAGACAGTACAGAGCGTCCACCTTTAAACCGTTGGCCTCGGCGATAAGCTTGTAGCCGTTAAGCTGTGCGCCCACATAGGGCTTGTGTACCGTGGCGGTAGTTTTAAGGTCTACAATGGCCTGTCCACCTTTAACCTTGCCGTACCTGTCCAGCGTTCCTGCTGCGGTCAGTGTGTCATTGTCCACGTAGCAGGCGTATTCGATCCGTGTCCACTCTGGAGCTGTGTCCTTGCGGAACTGGATATAAGCCTTTACGTATGGTTCAATGTCCTTGTCAATCTCTGCCTCTCCATACTTGTCCAGCACCTCGCAAGCCTTGTGTACCCGCTTGCCTCTGTCGGCGGCATTGTCCAGTGTATACTGCGATATGCTGGAGTACATCTCCCGCGACAGGAACCGCAATATCTCGCTGACCGCCGGAATCTTTTTGTCGCCCACGACATACTCATGTTCGGCATCAAAAAACTTTAGTATCTGTGCCACTCCTGTTTGGCCTCCTCTCTGCCCCTCTGCGGGGCTTGTGTGTTATCCATTGGTTAGTTATCCTCTGCGCCGTGTAAGGCGGCTTAGAAACGTATTGATACGATTAAAACTATATTCCCGCTAAGAGGTAATTGAGCACTGCGGTGCAGTCCCCCGTCGCCTGTCGCTCGGCGTAACGCCTGAGCTGCCGTAAAGCCTTGTCATAGCACTCTTGGCACATATCGTCTTTTTCGCTCATCTGCTCCCAGCCTCGCCACTTTCCGCAAAATGTACACTGATAGGCATCTTCAAAGTCGCCATCTTCGCTGTCACAGACGGGGCAAACGTAAACGCGCTCTTCGGGATCGTCCCTTGTCGCTGGATAAACTATCTGTTTTATCGCAGACCGGGGAAATGTTTTTTTGCAGGCCGGGCAATAGGCGTAACCCTCTGCGTAATTGTCATATTCGACGTGCATTTTTGCGCCCCCGTTTTCTTCCTCTGCGTTCCCATCCGGCCACGTAGCCCAGCATCAGGAACGGCACGCAGAATGTGAAGAATACTCCCCAGCTAAACATTAGTTTCATTGTTGTTCCATCTCCTCCCCCGTTTTAGTTGCCCATCGGAATACTTGCGCACTCTCTCTTCACTCAGCCCGGTTGCCGCCCTTATCTGCTTGTTTGTATAGCCCGCCACGGCCATATCATAGACACGTCGCTGCACTGCAATTGGCGGCTCTGGTTTTGACGGCTTGTGCTATACACCGTGATTGATTTTGTCTTTGCTTTCGGGCCCCAATCCTCCACCGTCATACGATAGGCCGTCATCTGGCAAGCGCGGAAGTTGGTCGGCTGGTATATACGGCCAACCCAACCGCAGAGCCTTGTCCATCGCGTCGCGTATCTGCTGGATACCTTTGTTCGGCCACACTTTTTTTATCTGCCCTATCGTGCGGTTGTCCCGGTGCATAAACACATACACCTCAAACGCACTGGCTCCCTCCATTGCGGCGGGTAGTTGCAGATTTGTATCCTGTGGTATGATTGCCGTTGTCATGCTGCGTAACCTCCGGCGGGAAAATAAGTTGTAAGTTCAGAATGGTCTATCCGGAACATATCGAGAATGGCGTAACAATAAGGTAGCGGCCATGGCCTGTTGTCGTTCATCAGGTCGCCAAGATAATAGCGTGAACAGCCCAGTTTCCGGGCTATGTCGGCCTGTGTGTAGTCGTATTCTTTCAGCAGGCCCCGCAGTTTGGCATACGGTCTCTGCATGGGCGCATCGGTTTGTGATATGTCTATTTTTTGCATTGTCTCATCCTCCTGCGATGATATTTCCCTTTGCCACAGCCCTCCGGCAGGCGGGCCAGTTTCCCGGCCTTTGCCTACCTAACAAACAAGAAAGGAGGTAACAATGCAGGCATTCCGCCCGCCGGAAAGCTGTGGTATAATTCCCTTGTGGGGGTGATAACGTGTCCTTGTCCGATCGCGAAATCGAAATCCTACTCTATGTCGAATCCCATTCCGGCATCTATCGCAGCCAGCTTCTTGCAGAGTTCAGCGGGAATAACGATTACCATATTTTCGCTGGACTGTTGGAGAAGCGCTACATTAGGCTTGATGGCTGTTTTGAGTGCGCTCCATTCGACAATACTACGTGGGATTCTAAGGTAGTCCTTGCCCCACAAGGGGCAGCGGTCGCCGACGAATATCGTCGGAATGTCCGCCGTCAGCATCTTGAGGTAATCAGCATTGTTGTCGCAGCCATCGGGGTTATCGTTGCCCTCTTTGAGTTGCTTTGTAAGTGATTTAATCACTTGTTGCTGGGTTTCCATTGCCTTACGCGCCTTTTTCCATCGGCGGTTTTGCGCGTACCGATTCGGTTCTGCCATTCCTTTTCTCCCCATCCTTGAATTTTTCAGCTCACAAGGAATTTATTGACATGGATTTCCGGCTTCTTTACAGGTGTTGCAACATCTCTTGTTGCAACTTACATCTGGCAATTACTTACAAGATAAGGCTGAACAGCCATTTCGTCAGCAAGTATCCAACAAAAAATCCGAGCACAAACGGCCAGTTTTCTTTCAGGTATTCTTTATACTCTTCTATGAACTTGATCATGTTTTCTCCTCTTGTCGATGGTTCTATCAACTTATCCAAACAACCCATTCCCGACCAAGAGCCTAAAGGTTTCTCTGCCCTTGGGGCTATTATTTAGAGTTCAAACAGTTCGTTAGGCGTTATGCCCAATGCCCGACAGATTGACGGAACATACTCAATCCTTATCGCTTTACGACCACAAAGCATGGCACTAAAGAGCTTCGGGTCAAATCCCGCCGCTTTCGCAACCTTACATTGCGCAAGATTTTTGTCATCGATGGTTTTTCTTATGCTCTCGGTTATGTTCATGATGAATCTCCTTTCTCAATATTTGAGCCTATTTAAATATATCACTCAATACTTGAGTTGTCAATAGATATTAGCTCAATTTTTGAGAAAAAAGTCTTGCCATTTCGCGTTGCGTGCTATATAATGTAAGGCAAGAAGCGGAGGGCGAAGTATGGATAGAAAAGAAATAGGAGCCAAACTAAAGGCACTGCGAATTAAAGCTAACTTGGAAAGAAAGGAAGTTAGCGCGGCTCTTGGTGTATCCGTTAAATTGATTGGGCACTGGGAAACGGGTTATTCTGAGCCTAACATAGAAATGTTTGCCAATCTCCTAAGGCTCTACAAAGGAGACGCTAATAAGTTTTACGGTATCGATGATGATGAAGAAGTTATAACGGACGAGGACAAGCGGCTGCTTGTTGCCTATCACAATCTTCCTGATGATCTTCGTGCTGCTGTAAATAAGATTGTAAAAGATTGATTATTCGCTCTCTCTTTGCGGGATTCTTTAATGCGTTTAAAAAGTCTATTTCCGCTCGTGTCATGTTTCTACCTCCAAACACTTGTTCTGTTTTGATAATAACACGTTAGATTCAAAAAGAAAGGGGGAATTTGTATGAGAGTACCATAAACGGGACTGCGCTCAACAATGTTGCACAAATCGTGCCTCAAATTTAATCGGCAGGGGCGATTTCTCACCCCCGCCTAAGACGGTGGAGAAGCATCGGGGAACCGTCCTGAATAAAGCATAGCATTTATACCGCTCTAATCAATACTCATAAAGAAGCGTTTCGCTAACATTCTTGTTTTTTCGCCACACATAAATGAAGAAGGTGATACCATTTGTTGTTATATGAACATTTACGCGCCATGAAGGACGCGAGTAATATGACGGCGCAGCAGATAGCGGACAAAAGTAGTGTGCCCGTTGCCACGGTAAACCGCGTGCTTCAGGGCTTGACGGAAAATCCGGGGTTCGATACGGTCTACAAGATAGTAAAGGCCATGGGCGGGAGCCTGAACGATCTGGACGAGGATAGGGTGTGTGAGCCGGAAGGATTGACGCAGTTATACGAAAGAGGGTTAGAATACAGGGAGCGGAAGATAAAGAAGCTGGAACGCACGATAATGATAATAGCGGTATTTACTTTTATTGTTATGGCGGCGGTCATAGGAATGCTGGTATATGATATGACGCATCCTAGCATTGGATGGATACAGACCGCGAGTAATGCGGTGGCAATGATATAAATATTTAGGGGGTACAAAATGGAGAAAAAATACACGTTGAAAGCAGTGCGGCCTGACACGCCACCGCAGGATGTTGTTGAGATTCAGCCCGTGGCAGATGCTCCGCAACCAAAAACTGAGACCGGCGGTAGTGACTTTCTCGGCTTTCTAAAGTTTTTGCTTATTATTGCTTGTGTCGGTGGCCTGGTTCTTACTGTCAATTACTTCATAAACAAGGCAAGGAATGAAGCGATACTCGAAGAACTTTCGGCTCAATTAGACGAAATAGATATATTCGAGGACTTAGAGTATTATGATGAATTTAACCAATACTTGATAACATTCAAGTTAGATTCGTCGCAGTATTACTTTGCTGATGTATATAAATCCTCCCAAGCAAACGCCATTAAATGGACTAATTTCGTTATGACGTTGGGCAGCTGGAATGATGCCGCGGTTGAGTGCATACGTAAGCATGGCTCAAAAGCCGATTGCTATATATCACTATGTGATAAGTACGATACTGAAATAACCTTTTTGCGTAATGGCGGAGTGATTTTTGATAAAATTAGCGGATACGACGTTTATAAGGATAACTAAAACAAATAATGGAGCCGCGGTACTGCAATACCAACGGCTCCGGGTGCAAAATAAGTCCTACCACGGGCTACTTTTTGCATCCTCTATTTTAACATAAATGACCAGAGAGTTAAAGGAGGATTTTGGAAATGGCAAGGAAATTGAGAGAAAACGAGGCAACATTCTACCCGAACCGGGGCAAGGCCGGGCAGTGGATAATAAAGGTGCAGAGGGACGGCACCCAGAAACAGTTTACGTCATGCAAGCCGGGCAGGAAGGGCAAGCTGGAAGCCGAACGCAAGGCGGATGAGTGGCTGGAAAAGGGACTGACCGGCAAAGATCCGCGAGTTACCGCCGCCTATGCCGAGTTTGTGGAAAGCAAGCGCAAAGAGGGCAAGTCCAGCGAGTGGCCTGTGAAGTTAGAAAGTCTGGGCCGCAATCATATCTTGCCATATTTGGAGCACAAGAAGGTGTCTGCCATAGTGCAGCTGGACTGGAAAGGGGTTATCGATCACGCCGCCGCAGCTAAGCATAACGGCAAACCATTGTCCCGGAAAACGTTGGAGAATATCCGCTCTGCAATAACTGGTTTTGTTGCATACTGTGACGATGCAGGATACCCAATCCGCGAGATCAAAACTCTTGAAATACCAGAGGACGCGCCTGTAGGCAAGCGGCAGATCATGAACCGAAACGACATACGCACACTATTTACAGTGGACACGACTGAGCGATACGGGCGACCTCTAAAGTGCTGGTATATAAACGCCTGGCGTTTGGCCTGCGTGATGGGATTTCGCCGCGGGGAAGTAGCGGGCTTTCAGCGCTCCGATTACGACGGAGAGCGATTGACCGTGCGGCGCTCAATCAACAGTAGGCAGGAGGTCACAAGCGGCAAAAATGGGACAGCTCACCGCTCCCCGGTGCTGCCACCAATTGCCAAACAAATAATCCGCGATCAGTTGGATATGCTAAAGACTTCCGGCGTAGTTTCTCCGTGGCTATTTCCTAAGGCCGACGGCACACAGAGCGTCCCTAATGACATATACCGCCGCTGGCTCACATATCGCAAGCAGCACGGCTTAACCGCCGTCACAATCCATGAGATGCGACATACTAATATCAGCTATTTGCAGGACGAGGTACCGGAGCAGGCCCTTAAACACATGGTAGGTCACACCAAAACGATGGATACATTTGGCCAGTACGGTCATGAGGTAGACGGGGAGGCATCGCGCACGGCTCAGGCGGTCGAGGACGTATTTAGAGACCTGATAAAATAAAAAGTTGCAAAACGAGTTGCAACGAAAAAAGCAAGCGCCCGAATCATCAGAGATTCAGGCGCTTTTTAATGGTGGAGCATAGGGGATTCGAACCCCTGTAGTGGGGTATCTGGCAACCTCTCCATGCCGTCAGGCGTAGGCATTTAGCCGATTTTGAGGCCGTATAACAACGCTGTATATGCACCCAG